AGCTCTACTCCTTGCTCCGCTTGCTGTCCTGCCACTGCTCCATTCCCTGCTTGTGCCACCAAGTCGGATCGCACACCTCGATCTCCACTTCAAGGGGAACCACAATCCACCGCCAATGCTTCGTCAGATCATCCACCATGATCCTCTGCACCAACTCGCAAACTGTACCCAACTCTCGAACCGGAACGTCCAGGAGAATCGAATCGTGAATCTGTCCAACGACCACCGTCTTCATCTTGTACCGCTTCAGCTTCCGCTGCATGCGAATGAGAGACCACAGCAGACAATGGAACGCAGAGCCCTGGATCGGTCCGTTGATAACTTCGTTCCTGGCAAACACCCCAGACACCACAAACCCTGTCTTGGTCTTGTAGAATCCCCTTTGGCGATATTGCTCCCACCAACGATCCTTCCAATCTCGGTACACTGGAAATCGCTTATCCCAAAACCCTCGCTCCACCTTCTGGAGGTGGTACTCAAACGTTCCCGGCCGGGGTCGCTTCTTGGGGTCGCAGGCCCCCCTAGCCGTGATCCCCTTCTTGCGAAGATGCTTCAGCAGCGGAGTACCATCCTCCAGGGAGACCTTCGCAGCCGCGTCCCACATATTCGCAGCCACCTGCGGATAAAACGATCCGTAGAACTCAGGGAAGACAAACCCGTTCTTGCCAATGTAGCGGATCGGCTTCGTGACCTGATCCTGCCGAAGCAGGAAGCACTCGGCTGCCATCTCCTTGTGTAGGTCTCGATCCTCCCTGATGTAGCGTATCATATTCGGATCGCGGTGGTAGCACGCCGCCACCCTCACCTCGATGGCTCCATAGTCCACCTCCAACAGAACTCTCCCCCTCCGAGGAACAAACGCTCTCCGAATGATCTTCGCCATCTCCGGATCGCGGTGGGGAATGTTCTGGAAGTTTGGGCTATCCGAGCTTGACCGAAAC